CATGGAGAATCAGACTTGAGGTCTGTGAGTTTGACATGTCAGAACTTAGAGAAATCATCGAAAATGAATGCCATGATGTAGTAGCACTGATGAAATACCTCAAAGAATATGTTGAGGAAGTAGTGTTAACTGATGTTAATGACTCAAGCCTATGCGCATCTTACGCTCTAGCATTCTTAGATGATGTCAATTACCACGAGATCGCAAACAGTTTGTTTGATTGGTATTACGAAGACCAAAAATACAGGGATTCCATAGAGTTTGCTAAGTCACAACTAAGCTACTAGTCACGCTGACGAGTCCTACCTGGACGAAACGCACGAGAGTGCGTCCGTGACATATAACAACTATATAAGGAATTATTATGACTAACTTTGATAGATACTTGAGTGACATTAACCCTGAGATACTTCAGGATATAGCAACGAAAAGAAAGCGCAAAGAACTCATTAGAGACGTTTTTGGGGGCTTTTTACTGTTCACCATGCTATGCGCATTTTCTTACGTGGTATTAGTCTCATGAATACACACTTAAAACTCATTTTAAGCGCTCTTATGGGCGCTTTTATCATGTTTGAATGTCTACGTATACATGAAAGCTTAAAGATTGATCCTAGCCCCTCTTACGTGTGTTTAAAAGGCAAGGTTTATCAGTCCATAGAGCCGAACTTGTACACAAAGACAGAAATTGAATGCATCATTCGAGACACAATCGGAAACGAATAGGTCTCGGTAAACTTAGCACAGAAAGATTGCTATTCGATAACTTTTGATTTAAACTACAAATACTAATAACCATTAAGGAAGGTAAACTATGCCGGAATACATTACATATTTGCGAGTCTCTACTCAAGGCCAACGTCAATCAGGCCTTGGTATTGAGGCTCAACGTAAACTTGTCAATGATCATATCCAAAAGCAAAACGGAACACTCATTTATGAGTTTATAGAAACAGAAAGTGGACGCAAAGTTGATGTTGATGACCGTCCACAATTTCATCTTGCATTACAAATGATCAAAGATCACCCGGGCGCAAAGATGTTGATTGCGCGAACGGATCGAATTGCTCGTGATCTGCATTTCATCAGTGGCTTGCTGAAAAACAAAGTCCCACTGATTGTCGCAGGCCATGAACACATGACTAAGCTTGAATGGCACATGCACGCCATGATTGCTGAACATGAAGCCGATCTGATCTCAACACGAACACGCCAAGCTTTAGCGGAAGCTAAAAAGCGAGGGGTGGTGTTAGGTTGTCCAAAAGAAAAGATGAAGTATGTGCAAGCGATTGCAACAGAACGCAATGCCTACATGACAAAGCAATGGCGCAAGGGAATCCGTCCACTCGTGGATTCGATTCTGCAAGACAAGTCTGTATACATCAAAAGCAGTTTGAAACGACCCGAACGTGTCCACCCTAAACTTGTCGCTGAAAAGCTAAACAATCTCGGTGTGCGCACTTATTACAACACTCCATGGACTTATGACAGTGCAAAAGGATATTTAAAACGAGAAGGAATACTATGAAACAAAGAGCAGAAGGAAAACTCACGCCTGATGATATCATCTCAGGTAGTCAAGTTGCAGCCATTCTCGGTCGCAACCCTTACCAAACACCCAATGACATCTTAAAACGTGCTATTGATATCATGCAAGGCAATGAACCACCGCCACCGACGCATGAATCAATCCATTGGGGTAACACCTTTGAAACAGACATCTTAAATGAAGCTTGTGTAAGGCTTGGCTTAGGTAACCCTAAGACGACCTTTAACAAAGCTTTCTTTCACAGTACAGCACCTCTAGCTGTGTCTTTAGATGGTATGATTCAAGGCAATGGTCAAACATTGATGACAGATCCGGATAAAGGCATCTTTCTCGTCAATGCAGACGAATTGGTCCTCGATGGAGATATCATTGTAGAAAGTAAACTCACAGGTCAGGATTTAGAAGCAGAATTACCTGATTATAGGGGTAGACTTCAACTGCAAGCACAAATGCTCTGTACGGGCGCTAAAATAGGCGTAGTGGCGGTACTTTATCGTGGTGTTAACCTACGTTTATATGTATTTAAAGAGGATCCTGAGATTCAACAACGTATCCTTGATGCGGCCATTGATTTTGATCGTCGTATTAAGAAATACAAAGAGAATGAAGAGATCGAATGGTATCCGATTGAAACCACAAAAGATGCAAGTAATATCTATGATGAAGACAGTGGTGAAATCATTGATTTGACAGACATGGAAGACAAAGTTCAAACCATTATGCAAATTAAAGATGACATCAAGTCTTTACAAGATGAACTTGAACATCATCAAGCCACGATCATGGCCAAGATGGGTGATGCAAAGTATGCCAATGCCGGGCGCTACCAAGTGACCTGGGGAACCTTAAACTACAAAGCTGTGCCTGAGAAGATTGTGCCTGCGAAACCTGCACGAACAATCAGAATGAATGGCTTAAGGATTAAGGCTCATGGATGATTTACATTACCTGTATGAAACAGTCATACGTGAAGAAGAGTATGAACGAGACAAGGACGATGCAGAGTTCCTTGCCATTATCCGACGACAGATCACAGATAAACGTAGACGCCGTCAACTTATATTAGAATATTTTGGAGATAGATATGACAGAGAAAACTTTGGGGATTGCTAAGGCATTTGTCGAGGCACAAAAAGAGTTTGCCCCGGCTCTTAAAACATCAACTAACCCGCACTTTAGATCAAAGTATGCTGATTTGTCTGCATGCATTGAAGCAGTGATTGATGCTTTACATAATCATGGTATAGCATTAATACAAAAGACACATGACTTTGAGAATGGTGTGAAAGTCGAAACCATCTTTATGCATGAAAGTGGTGAACAAATATCAGGGGGTACATTTCATGTCAAACCCGCTAAGAATGATCCTCATGGTTACATGGGAGCATTGACATACGCACGTCGAGGATCTTTGATGGCTGCCTGTGGCATTGCACCTGAAGATGATGATGGTAATACAGCCATGAAAGCACCAGCTGTAAAAAAGGATTAACCCTCAATCTACCAGGCAAAGATCCGATTGAAGTTGAAAATCGAGATCAGTTAAAGAAACATATCTTTGACATTGCGGATAAGATTGGGGGAGCAGAAGCAGATAAGGAAATTAAGGTGAAAAAATTACAGCAATTATTTATAGTGAATGAGGAATCATTGCGTAGGATTGCACCAGACCTGTATGTGGATGTGAAGAATAAGATTAACGATATAACTAGAAGCCTACTCGCGTAGGCTCCTGGCTATATGATGTACATTACTTGTTGCAAACGTACATGGTTACTTCAAAACCGAAGCGCATTTCTGTTGCAGTTGGTTTAGTCCACATAGTATTTCTCCTATAAAGTGAGCTTATATTATGGTTGTAATACATGTAATACACATCAGTAAAACCATGAAAGAAGGATAATTATGAAAGAACACTATAATATTGATCAAAGCACGGATTTATATGCTGGCGTTCATAATGCGTGCGAAGTAAACCTATTCAACGCTATTCTTAAGCAGGCCATCATTGATGCTTACGATAATCGAGCTACAGAAAAGAGGCGCATGGATGCATTAAACTTTTTGTTAGACGAAGATAACATTGTCTTGCAAATGTGTATTCAGTCCTGTAACATGAACTATGAAAAGATACTGAAGAAGGTATCCAAACAAATGTTTAACTTAGATTTATGATGGAGACATGAAGTTTCGTTACATAGTGATTGATGAATTTGGTGAGTCGATCCGCGCTTTCCACGACAAGGAAGACGCGGAGCGATTCGCTAAGACTCGACCTGATTTTACCATAGAGGAAATCCCACATGAAACATTACCTGAAGAAGAACAACTTACTTACCAAGACATGCTTGATCGCTTTGGCGACAGTCCTTTTTAGTGCTGTCCTTGCTTGCGAAACATTCTATGTTTATGATCAGAGTGGTAAGTTATTAGTCTGTAGTAATTGCAATGGTGTGGTTGTATGTCAGTGAGTGACCTTAGGTTTCTCATTCACAATATACATATCTAAACCTTCAGCATGCATCAGAATGTAGTTTGAATCCTCGTCTTCAGAGAACATAATCTTAACGACAGACTGTTCTCCGTCTTCTAAGATTTCAATATTCCATATCTTTTTACCGATGACGGAGTCAACTGCACTCGCTTGATCAGCATCAAGTTCACTTAATAAATCTTCTGAATCCATCGTCCACCATCCTTTAAAACCATTGGCATGAGTTTAGGTTGCCCCTCTATAATCATACCACAACCGATGATGAACCGTGACTTAAAGTTCTTAGCATATTCAAATGCTAATTCTTTTTGATTGATCAGACATCCTGTTTGCATACCCCAGACTAGCTTGTCAGGATTGGAATAGTATTCTACTTTAAACTTAGAATGATAATGGCCTTGCACAGTATTCATTCCATACTGCTGGGCTACCTTCATCACATCAGCTGACATACCATGCGTAAAGAAGCAACGGTTACCATCTGATAAAGTGACAGTTAAATCATCCACCCACTTCCAACCTTGGCCTACTTGTAAGAATTCATTGTAGCTTTTTAGATACTCCAAACTCAAGCCATGTGCTACAGCTCGACGATATATGAGTGATGAATGGTTTGAATGCACTAAGGTCATTTGAGGGAAGATCTTTTCTAGTTCTTTAACATGTTTTCTCGCTTCACGTAACTCATCTCCAGGTGACTTCAAGTCAGGATGGTGGTTATGAAAGCTAATGCTATGTTGATCAATCTCATCACCGATGTTAACAATAAGGTCTGGCTTGTATTTCTTCTTCAGTTGAGATAAGAAGTCAAAGGCATCCGGATGATGATAAGGGATGTGTAGATCCGATATAACTAATACTGATTTGTACCCCATAGGTTTTCCTAAGTATTTGATATATATATTATATCTTATAATTCCTGTGGGTCAAGGAAGTACATGGCGCAGACTTGTTTGTTGTAAGCATCAAACTTCTTGTTATGTTCTACGTATTCTTCAGATTTTGGATTGTCTAAATACATACGCATGTGAATCATCTCATGCAATACGGTATAGATAACAGCTTCGAGGGTCTTACAATACTTGGTCGATATGAGTATGCGGTGCGGTTCAGGAGTGTACTCTCCGATACAATCATGATTGTAGACAATTTCAAAGTCAACATCAACGCTATCAGGAAAGTCTTGGAATGGTTTATGAATACGAAATGTATTGTAAAGATGTTCAATGAAACTATGAGTTATAAACCCTTGCGCCTTCACGATCGATTACCAATACCTGTCTTCGAGGTTCTGCACCTTCGGGTGGGAATGAGATGTGTATCCAAGAATCATATTCTAATATCAGTTGGTCAAAAGGAATAGAGGAGTCTGCGATTACCTCGAATACTCGTCCAACATGAGCATAACGATCACAAGTGAAATCAC